AAGAGCAGGGAAAATTTTATATGATGATGATAATACAGCATGTATTTTGGGAAAAAAATTTGTTATAGCTGATTATTTAATAACATAATTGATTTTAATTGAATTTATAAGGGTATCTGATATGGATACCCTTTTTTGTCCTTTATATACCCACCCTAAAAGCTCATATTTGCCTAAAAATAAGGCAATATGAATGAAATATTAATTACTACCGTAGTCAGTTCTCTTTGTACTGGCGGCCTTACCTGGCTTTTTACGCTTAAATATACCAGGAAACAGGCCGAAGCGGATGCGATGCTATCCGTACAAAACGTATATCAGCAAATAATCGAAGACCTTAAGACAGATCGGGTTGAATTGAAAGAGAATATCAAGGAACTGGCCTTAAAGGTAAGTGAGAACGAGCGGGAAATAAAAGCAATGAAGCCGAATCTTTGCGGACGGAAAGCATGTACTCAACGAATACCAATCAATTAATAGTATGAGAAAATATGCTCTATATATTCTATTGCCGGGGATATTCTTTGCAAGTTGCAGTCGTTCAACTATCGGGCACCGGAAAACCAATGAAACAATATTGTCTGATAGTATCTCAGTCCGCGAAGATGCGCGAGAGGAACAAAATAAGCAGCAGAGACATAACATAGAACTTGATACTAGAACTAGCGAAGAAAACCGCGTCGTCATTAAGTTTGATACGGAAAAGCCTGTTGATAGAGATACCGGTTTACCACCGATTAAAGAAATCTCCTTTACCGGTTCCACCACCAATCAGACGAAGGAAGTTGATACGAAGATCAACACTGAGAAACATATAAAATCAGCTTCAAATGATTCTACAACACTGAGACGTAGGATTGATAAAAAAGAAGATATTAAGACGAAGAAAGAAGTATCTTCAGCTACTAGTTTATGGCGGGTTCTATTATATATCTGCCTTCTTGTCTTTTCCTACTATTTATTTGATGTAATACGCGGTCATTGGCCAAAAATAAAACAGCTATGTCGAAAGATACTCAAACTATAAACCTATACACCGCCATTGAGCGGATGAAGCAGATATCCGCTGACGGTGATACTTTCTCAATATCATTCAGAAAGTACAACCGTCAGCGGAGAACCGGCGGGGATTCGGTTAGGCTCAAATATGCCAGGTTGCGGAAGAAGACATCTGATGCAGAAATCGAAAATTCAAGCTATAAGTTATTTTTGACTGATACAGAAACGGGTAAGGCGTTAAACTGTTGGCAAATACTTATCACAGAGTTCAACGGGATTAAAATTTACGTATAATATGGAAATCAGAAGAACAGGTAATTTCGGATTTATAGATACTGGTGAAGGGCAGCTTATTTCCTTCGCTGTGGGAAAAGGCTGGACGCCTTCTTCAATCAATTTTAGTCGGCCGGATAGTTGGCAGACAAAGAAAATCAGAGTTAATGGCATTGATATCGTGCCGATGGGAGCTAATAACGACTTGCCGGGTGACGTTCAGCGATTACTGGATAATTTCTATGGTGGTGAGGGTATCATGGGAAAGATTCAAGGTCTGCAATGGGGGGAAGGGCCGCACTTCTTTGAAGATGCTATCGACGAAGATAATAACAGATTCTATCGTAAATGGATACTGGACGATAAGATACAGCAGGATTTGGAGTGCTGGGATTACCGTGAATTTATGTTACGTTCATTAGTAGACCTTATTCATATGCAAGGGTTCTGGGTAAAGTTTGTCCGGAATCGTGGTCCCCGCATTGGTGCAACCGGAAAATTTCTTAAACTGGAACATATACCCTATAAGAAATGTCGTTTTGAATATCCAGACGATAACCACGACTTCCCGCAAAATGTATATGTGGGAGATTGGCCATTTCCGGATCCTACCAAACTGGCTAAATATCCTGTTTTTAATCCGGCAGATCCGTTTAAACATCCGTTATCAGTGGGATATTTCAATATCTATTCCTTTTGTAAGGACTTTATTAGCACACCGCGTTTTTTAGGTGCTTTCCCCTGGTTGGAACTAGCTGGCACTATTGCCCCTCTACTAGCCGCTTATAATGCCAATTCGTCCGCTCTCAGCTTGCATATAGAGAGTCCGCAAGGTTATTGGGATGCAGCAGAAGAGCGAATAAAAGATATTTGTAAGCGCAAGGGCATTGCTTATTCTGCAAAAATGCTGGAAGACTTTAAAGACGAAGCGATGGAAAAGTATGCATCGGGAGTTACCGGACGTCAAAATGTAGGGAAGTATATGCACACTACCAAATTTTGGAATTCGGAAGCTAACAACTTCGAAGGCTGGACTATAACCCCTATTGATAAGAAGATAAAAGACTATATCGAAAGTCAGATAAATATAGCTAATAAGGCAGATGCCGCCGCTACTTCCGGCTTCGGACTGGATCCGGTATTATCAAATCTTATTATGGAAAACAAGTTATCCAGCGGATCTGAAAAACTTTATTCTATAAAGGTCTACAACGCCAGTGAAACGGCTATCCCGGATATGATACTTTGTAAACCGCTGATGCATTACATTCGTGCAAACTTTCCGGGAAGTAAGACGCAAATAGGACTTTATCGAAGTATTGTCAATGCGGAAGAGAGCGTCTCACCAGCCAACAGAGTAAAGGAGAATGCGTAGTTTTTCACATCAAATACACCACTAGAAATATGAAAACGATTTTTGATAAAAATAGTAATGGTACTGCGGAACTGGTTGAAGTATTGGGGATGATTGACAGTGCAACCGATTTTTCAAAATGGAAACCTTATATTCCTTTGAGTGTTCGTCGGTTAACGACCATAGTAGGTCCGGAAGTTTATGAAAAAACGTTGGATTTCTATTACTCTACTGAATCGGAGCCGGAAACAGAAGAACAATATAAAACCCTTCTTTTGATGATGCAGCAATCTGTTGCACTATTCACCTGGCTAAAGATTATTCCTACATTAGACGCCCAGCACGGAAATACGGGACGTCAAAAGCGGATGGGGGAGAATGAGAAGGGGCTTACTGCCATACAGGAATATAAAGACGAAATAAATATTCTTAATTTGGCCTATGAGTCTGTAGATGCTTTAATAGCTTTCTTGGATAAAGAAAAATTCGACTTCTGGATGAATTCAGGAAAGAAAAAGGCTATAAATCAGCTACTAATACGAAGTAAGGAAGAATTTGATGTTTATTATACCATTGGAAGCCATCGTCTTTTCTTAACGCTTGCACCGATAATCCGGGAAATGCAGGACCGCTATATTATCCCGGTCATCACTCGAAACCGCTACGAACAGCTATTATCCGGCAACGAGCCGGGCGAAGGCTTTAACGATGCGGTGTGCCGGCCTTTGGCTCTTCTTACTATGCAGAAGGCGGTGGAACGTCTGCCGGTCGAAGTGTTGCCCGATGGCGTCGTTCAGGTTCAACAGGTAGGAACTGTAAAAGAGAAAAGTAAAGCCGAAGCTGAAGCCAGAAAAGCAGTGTCTAAAAGCCTGGGGGATGATGCGGGAAAAGATCTTGTAGCATTGCAGGACTTTATCGCCGCTATCGAAGCCGAACCGGATGAACCGGACCTGTATTTACCTAAAGCAACTATACAGTCAAAAGGAATAACATTTTAATATGCAGGAATTTACATACGATAATAAAATAAAGGAGATACCGGAGAGTCTGGAAGAACTTTCACCGGTTCAGTACTATCGGTATTTAGAGCTTGTAATGATGATGAATACTGGTAAAATATCACCCTTTGAGATGAGATGCAAGCTTATTTCCCTGCTTCTTGGCATGAAGTGTAACTTTACGATATACAGAGAATCAATCATTAATGAAGTAAATGCGCAGTTGCATAAGGTAGATGTCTTTTTTGATATAACGAAGGAATCAGGTAAGGCTATTTATGACCCCCACATTAAATCAGGCAGAAATCTTTTGCCATCGTACAAGAATTGGAGAGGGCCGGAAGATATGCTCAATAACATCACCTTCGGGCAGTTTGTGCAGTGTCTTAATTTGGCAAAGGAGATGGAAGTGGCACAAAGGGAAAATGATAGCAAACAAGTAGATAACTTGATGTTTGAATTTGGCGGAATTCTATATATAAGTACTGATTCCCGAACAGGGGGAAACAAGCTACCGCCTTTAGTCTGTTTCCACTCCTATATTTTCTTTTGTGCCGTTTGGGAGTTGATTTATACTGTGCCGATACCAATCAATGGAGAAGAAATTAATTTCTCTATATTATTTCAGGAACCCAATGGGGAAAAACGGGCGGACGATAAAACTGGGTGGACGGGGGTTGCTTATGAAGTGGCTTCTTCCGGTGTCTTTGGGAATGTGAGACAAATAAATGAAACTCCTTTTTGGGATGTTTTGCTTTATCTGTATAAATGTAGGTTTGAATCTTTACACAATAAAAAACAGTAGGTTATGAAAACAAGTGAGTCAGCGAAACAAGCTATTGGGACTTTTGAGGGACTGAAGCTAAAAGCGTATCTGTGTCCGGCCGGTGTTTGGACAATCGGGTACGGACATACAAAAGGAGTTCATAAAGGAATGCGGATAACCAAAGAACAGGCTTTGGCTTTCCTGTCTTCGGATTTGGCAGATGTCGAAAGAAATATAAATGCCCGTTTCCCTTCAATCAGTCAGAACAAATTTGATGCTTTGGCAAGTCTTTCATTTAACATCGGGATTCAGGCATTCAATACTTCCACCTTATACAGAAAGGCTAAGGTTAATATCAATGAGCCTTCCATACGTGCGGAGTTTATGAAATGGGTACACAGCAAAGGTCGGATATTGCCGGGACTGGTGAGTCGTCGAACATGGGAAGCAAACCTTTATTTCTCTTAAGCCATGGTAGATTTGCAAGAATATGAGGACTACTGGAACGGTATTCGTGAGCGGATTCCAGAAATAAAGAAGGTTGTTCCAGCCACATTCGAGCCGGATATGGGGAATCTTGTACAGGGGCTTAAGCGGGAAGAACTGCCCGCCTTATTCTTCATTATTCCCAATGCACAAGGAAAAGGCAGGGACGTAGATAATCTTTCGGAATCCAACCTTTGTGTTATTTTGATAATGGATAAGACGGATCCGCAACGGAAGAAAGCATATCAAGTGCAGAAGGAAATGCAACCTATAGTGGAGAAGGTAAAAAGACTGATTCAAAAGGATAAGGCGGCCGGATGCCATTTGTTTAGAGACTTGGATTTATCCAGCCTGTCAACAATCCCAGAAGCCGGTTTCTATTCAGCCTTTGCCGGATGGAGTGTAGGTTTTCAATTTGATACGGAATGAATGAGGATATAATAAAGCAGGAGTTTATACGGGAGAAAGTAGAGAAAGACGTGCGGGCTATATTTGAAGCACAACTTTTGATTGCCCGAGAACGTGTCTATACTCGTACCAGATATTCCAAAGAAGGAAGAAGTTTCTATCAGGAGAAAGGCTTTGGTGATACGCTTGATCGTGATAGTCTTCTTCTGAAAGCTTTGGAATCTCCGCAATATAAAATTGAAGCGTCCGGCAATGGAATCATATCTACCTCTAATATTCCTTTGTATATGCGCTTCATGGATATGAAGAGAGTAGGGAACTGGCAGATTTATAATAGGCAGGTTTGGGGGATACTTTATAATAATACGATAAATGCCGTTCGTTATGAGTACGGGAAGCAGGTACGGGATCAGATTTATGCTAGGTTGACGAATGCTTTTTCAACTACGACGACGGGAAATTAAAGTTTATTGAAGTATGTTTAAATAATCGGAATTCCGATTATTAGATTTATCCTTTCATTGTGTAATTCTTTTTTTATTGAGACTTTTTCAATACTTTTGTTGAAATTTTAAAATAAAAGCGACATGAAAAAAATCTTGTTTGCGCTAGTGGTAATTGTTCTGATGTGTTCAAGTTGCCAAACTTCCCCGTATATCCAAAAAGTTGATTATTTGGATTATTCTTTTTTCAAGGAAAAGAATTTTTTTATTACTGAAACAAATACAGTAAGTTTTCCCTATGAGAGTCTTGGAAGCATTTCTGTAATTGTTCGTTCAGGAAAGGCGGTTAAGTCCGACAATGAAGAACGAGATTCTTATAAGCCTCTTTATCAGAGAAAAGGTAGTTTTAAACGAGCTACGCTTGAAGATGCCTACCAATTGATTTATGATTCAGCGAGGGAGAAAGGTGCTAATGGGCTTCTAAGATTTAATATCGAATATCTAACTGTTGACGGAGATTTGATTAAAAACAGGCCTATTATTGGTT